CCTGTAACATTCAGTTCCAGTTGGAACTTCTGCTAACTGCTTCATCCTATCCAAAAAGCTGAGATCCATCATATCAGCAGCAGTCATTGCTGCATCTGATGCAACATCATTGACTCTAAGAAGATGGTCAGCATCAGGTGCTTCACATGCCTGAGCAAATGTTTCACCAGCGATTTTGTAACTTGCATCACCGCAAAGAGTCGCAAAGACATAGTCACTGAGTTTGTCAGTCCACCACTCCTGCAATCCATCCTTGCCTTCCTGCATCAGGTCGAATGGTACACGCTGCTGGTCCATTCTGCCACCAGTATCTACTGCATGGTTGAGTTCCTCGATAGTCATGCTGAAGTTACGAGTTCTCAGTTTCTCCTCGTTACCTTCAACTGTCTTGTTACCAACGACACCTTCACCAGACAGTGGGAGTCTGATTGTAAAGGTAATCGTATCACCTTCGCCCTTTCCAAGGTCAGTCTTTAACTGTACAATGGAATTTGGGCCTGTGCCAACAAGGTCGTTGAACTCTACTGCCTTTAAGATAGCGCGGTAAAGTTCCTTTGCCCATTTCTTCCTTGTTGACCCATCATTCGTAAGAAATATAAGGTCATGAGCTGCCATAGTGTCTCCTTTTTATTTAAGTTCTCCCTTCAGATATTTGTCATAAATATCCTTGGGGACTTGGTCAAGTTCGAGTTCATCCAGTTCGTCAATTCGTGCCGCTGTCCATCCACCAGTACCTGACGAACCTCCACCAACTTCATGAATACTTGATGCAATTTTCTCAATATCAAGTCCTTTTCCTTTTTCCTTTCCATCTTTTCCAGACTTTTCTTTGTCATCTCCATCTTTGCCCTCTCCATCCCCTTTGGCAGGAGCGGCTTTGTAGTCTGGATGGTAACGCTTAATATTGTCGTACATGAGTTTGTAAGGGTTTTTTGTAGCCCATACTTCAGCCTCAACACCTTTAATGACGTCCTCCAGCTTGCCACCTTTTTCTGCAACGTAAGCCCTTGCCATGGCTTCTATCATGTCGTCGAAGTGTTCTTGCGAGACAACTTCATCGACATCTCCATAGCGGTCAGATACACGCATAATTTCAAGTAGGTTCTCAAGCTGTTCCTCACGTCTGGCTCTAAACTCTTCAATTGCTTTATTCTTTTCCTCTTCTTCAGGAGGAATAAGGTTGGCTTCTTTGAGTAACTTATTAGTTCTCTCAAGCGCCTGCGTTACCTTATCAAGCTCACGCTTTTGGTCTCGACTTATTTGTCGTAGATTTCTTATTTCCTCGTCTTTCTCGTCAAGAACGGGTTCTTCTTTAGTTTTCCCATCATCAGTTACTTCTTTGCCTTTTTCGCTTTCTTCGTCTTTTTCGCTTTCTTTGCCATTTTCATCACCTTCCTTTTCAGTTTCATCATCTGGTTCAATATTATCAATAAAACTTTTACCATCAGAGGCCTCAGATTTATCCAATCTTACTTCTTCATTGTTACTCTGCACCTCATTTACCACTGTAGCCATAAAACACCTCCATGTTTATTTAGATTTTTGTTTTGATGCCTTATTTCGTCTGTCTTGGCGACTTTTGTATATCGCAGTTTGTGCTTTAGTAAGGTTTCCCTCACGTTTAGCTTCAATTTCCATCTGTGCCATACGCTCTTCACGTTCAAGCATTTGTTCATGATACGCTTTTACTTTCATTCTTGCACTAAGAGGCATATCGCTGTACTCAAGAATCATATCAGGAGGAATACTTCCAGGGTTATTTTGGCTAAAATCTGTGAGCATTTGAGCGATTGCCATTCTCATAGTGGTGTTTTCTACTGCTTCATCAATAGCAAAGTCATACTTGAGGGCAGAAATGTCATTGTACCCCTGTACTTGAGGATTCATCTGGGTGTTTATCTGTGTCAGGTATGCACCCTCAGGCCCTTCTATACGAATCATCTGAGCTTGTGTCATATACTGTTGAATCATACTGACCATGATTTCAGCAGAGTGTAGGCGGGACTCCCTGAAGTTATCAAACAGGATGTATAAAACAGCCATTCCAGTTTGCTGTCGCAGACGAAGTGTTACTCCAGGCTGCCGAGACGAAGTCTCAATACCCATCAGGTCATTCTGAATACCACTGCTGTCCTTCATATCCTGTTCGTAGGTCTGGTCAAGCTGAGCATAGACAGGCGAAATCTGTGGTTGGTCAGTAAATTTCCACTTATCAAACTTTCCTTGTGCAATCACAAGTCTGAAGTTTGGTTGAGAAGACTTCGCATCGTATTCTTCTGGGTCAATCAATGCTCCGACTTCGTGTACCAGGAGACCTTTTGGTGCTGTCTGCAACAAGTGTTGAAGTTGACGTCTCATAGCGTTTCGTCCACGCTGAGGGTCTTTCATCATGTTTACGACTGAGAACCACCTATTCTCGTCTTCGTCCTTGTAAGCACCAAATAGAACGTAAGGAAAATGGTTATGCTTATAAGGAGAACGACCTGCCTCCACCAACTTATTCCCAGAATATATGGCGTAGTAGACCTTCTTAACCATTCTCTTGACTGATTTAATTTCTTTATCATAGCGAATAACTCCTCCTTTACCATCAGGAATTCCCTGTCTCAGTGCAGTTTTAAACTTAGTCAACTCAGCAGGAGTTGTTAATTCCACCTTTCCAGTCAAAGGGTTCTCTACCCAGTAAATTGTTTCATACTTCCTGTACCAACACTCAGTCAGGCGGTACTTGTCAGTCACAGTGTTGTAAAACTGCGGCATTTCACTGGAACTACGTGAAAGAGACTTGATTTCATCCAGTGAAATATTTGGGAAGAAAGCCTTTATATCATCTTCCTCAAGCCATTTATCTACAAACAGATAACGTGCATCTGACATATCATATGCTACGCTTGTTGGGTCAAGCAGAAAGTCCCTGCCCGAGATACGTACTGCTTTTATCTCAGGCTCCATTGGATTATCTCCACCAATCCAGAAACCAAGAAGAGACCTACCACTTTTTACTGCATGCTCGAAGCATTCGTTTTCCAGTCTTGCAAGTTTTGCCTTTCGGCGAAAATGCTTGAAAGCCCCGTTCATTATCTCCGTTATTGCATCATCTCCCATGGAGACAGGAAACAAGTACGGGACTCGGTTGGACTGTCCAGCCAAACCAATCAGAAGGTTTATCTTCGGAAGGATTGTATTAAAGACTGTTGAAGGACGTTGCTGTTCTTCGAGTTCACTGAGTACCTCAGTCGTGTCCTGCTTCCCAGCATAGAAGTCATAGTCTTCCTTTGCTTCAGTCCTAAAGTTACGCTCAGCAACATTTCCTTCTGACTCAAGTTGCCATTTCCAAAGTTTGTTGAGAAGCTCAGTCTCACCCTCAACAGCAGTTGTAGAATCTGGCTTTGTAACTATCGCGCTGTCATAAGTCTCAATCATTTCCCACTCCTTTTCGTCGGCTTCCAGCCGTGGTCAAGAGCATTCAACAAACGCTGTAAGTTGTATGCTTTTTCCTTTGTTGTCGACTTCGCCTTCACACCATTGGGAGTGGCGACGCGATACCTATTACTGGAGGACTTGGTAATTTTTACTGGCATCATTACCTCGGTTTTGCAACTCCGTTTTTCCCCTGTTTAAAAGCGTTAGCAATCGGGTCAGGAGAAAGACCAAGCTTCTTTATTTGAAGCTCAACTGTTTTGCTGTCGCTTTCACTTATACCACCAGAACCAAGAGACTCTCGAGACCTTACTTCAATCACATCCGCTGTTGCTACAATCGTAAAGGTGTCTCCAACATTCAATCCCTTGAGGTCAAGACCAAGTCTGGAAATCAATTCCTTCTCAAGAGTTATCCTTGTACCATAGGGATAGCGGTCTCGTTCGGGGTAAGAAAGTCCAATTTTTGTATTTTCTTTGACCGGCTTCGGTGGAGGAAGCTTCGTATCTATTATCTTCATAGGTCACCTCGGTTTGGCTGCTCTGCCAATTTTGTGAATCTCTCCCATTTTCAGTGGACGGTCAGGATTACTAACTGGGTCTGCCATCTCTTCAACAGGTTTCTCTGCATCTGGAAGCTTCTTCTTCTTTCCAAGTAACCCTTCAACGATTGTATCTACTATGTTCGCCATTATACTTCCTCCTCTTCTCCCTGCAATTTAGGTGCTGACATAAAACCAAGACCAGCAATACCGGCTGTTTCAAGATAATGAGACTTTATTTTATCAGGGACAGTTTCCCATACTCTATTAAAAATATCTTCTTGTCCTCCAAGAGAACTAAGCTGTGATTTACTTTTAGTCCATTGTTTTGGAGTTGCCGCACTTCCACTTTTCTTTATTTTTCTGGCATTACCAATACCCTCAGCAAGTACCTTAGTAGCTTTTTCTGATAGCATAGCATCAACTTCTAATGGGTTTGAAGTATTCTTGTATATATAATCCCAGATACTTTTCTTGCCTATATTCTCATACTCTCCCTTCAGTGGATTAAAGCTTGCATATATAGGGTCAAAGTCATCGCCAGTTAAACTTATATACGGCCTATTTTTTAGTTTAGCAGACCGCATAACCTGAGCATGACGTAACTCATGAGCAATGGTCTCTGGATAGTTAAGAACAAACGGAGGAAGTTTTACGGCATCACTGTCTATACTGTAACTTGCATACCCTTTAATATCTCTTGCCATTTCAGTACTTGCAGTATCTATATTCGGTGCAGTAATAAGAGGATTCTTTGTTGCGTGTTCAACCTTTTCTTCTGACATAGCACGAATAATATCTTTAACCTTAGTACGTTGTTCTTGAGGTAGGACTTCATAAGCAAGTTTACCCTCTTCTCCCCAGCCACCTTTCCGAAAGGAGTTCATGAATTCCTTATAAAACTGTGCTCGAGTTCCCCACTTCATTATGACACCATCCAAGAATGTCTACTAACAGTATTTCCATACTGCTGATGAAACTTCTTCCACCTGTCAACGCTTCCCTTCTTAACCTTGGGTCTAAATATCTGAGTAGCAACACCACTAAAATATTCAGTCAACGCCAATGCATCTGCAATGTTCGGAGAAGGAACTCCTCGCTTCTTTGCGTCAGGTTTACTTTCAACCTTATACCCACCATGCTTATTAAAGGTGTAGCGGAGGCTGGACAATTCGTTTGCAAGCTTCTGCCCCATTGAAAGGACGTCGCCGAATTCCTTCTTTGTGGGAAAAGAATACTGCATCCGCATACACTTATCCCTCATAGTTACCCAGAGTTCATCACGAAGTCTGTCGGCCTTAGTGATGTCGCTGGAGGCGGACGACACATTTACTCCGAACAAGTTCTCCGTGTTATGTTTTGCCAGCCAATCCACTACACCAGCTCCGACACCAATCTCGTCAACAGCCATTCCTAAGGCCTCATTTTCTATAGCGTATAGGCGGGCTCTCATAGCTAAATCAATAGTATTCATTCCGTGGTAAGTCTCCCAAGGAAGAACAACATTCCCAGTACGAGGAAGAATAACGCTGTCATCATCCCCAAATCTTGCCACATCGACTCCAACATAAGGGGGTTCATCTTCAGGTACTGTAATTTCATTTCCGACACAAGCTTCTGCCCAAGCCAACGGAATGAGTGTTCCTTCATCCTCAATGGGTGGGTCACCAGCAACACGAATACGAAAGATATTGGAATCAAGTCCATACTTCATCTCCATATAGTCGCAGTATTCTTTCTTGACATTCGAAGACTTCCGACTATCCCAGTGTAACTGTGTCCACATCTTCTTAATCTCAGGATGAAAATGTGAATCAAAGAAATAGCCTTTGTTCTTAGTCATGTTTCCAATCAGAATCATGCGGTTGTCTTCCTGTGTGCAGGAACCTTCCAAGGGGATGAATACGGGCTCAGGTACACCAGACGCTTCGTCTACAACGATGAGGAGGTGGTCACCGTGCAAACCAGCGACAGATTCGACTTGCTCTTCGGGAGAAGCTTTGGCAGAGGGGGAGATAGCCCGTACCCACCATTCCCTTGGGTTATCCTTCTGGAAGATTTTGTCCCTTTGAATAACGAACTCGTCGGCGACTAAGGAGTTTCGTAACCACTTACTAATTTCACTCCATAGAATATCTGACAGCTGTCTTGCAGTAGGTGCAATACAAACGACCTTTGCAAAAGGCCTTGTGACCATAAACCAAGGAATTATGACTCCTCCGACCATAGCGTCCTTGCCTGTTCCGTGACCACTGCGTATAGTTAGCCTTTTTGTCTGTGGAAACACATGAAGGGCTTCAGCCTGCTGGTCGGAGGGTTGCATCTTAATACATTCCTTGCAGAATATAAGGGGACTTTCCCTCCACACCCTAAGTCTCTTTATAACTTCCTGGTCATACATCAGGGAATCTCCTCAGGCCTACAGCCAGCAATAAGTTCAACCTCAACAGCGTCAAGGTTGGCGTCTTCGACTAACTCTGCATCAGTGACATCTTCTTCTGAACCTTTCTGAATAGCTGCACGATTACCAGCTTTTTCTTCCTGTTCCAAGCGTTCAATCTCAATCAGGTAGTGGACAAGTCCCTTGATTTCCTGAGGCTTTCCCTCTACCATGAATTCCTTTTCCTTCAGAATCTTGTATGCAAGAACAAGGTCACGAAGTGGAGCACTGTCAATCTTGTCGTCAGTTATGGCAGAAAGAATCTTGTGTTGGAGTTCAGTTAGTTCTAATGTCTGGAGAGTACGGTAGTTTAGAAGAACCGGACTTTCCTTCTGTAACCGTGCAATCTTCTTCTCCAGTGTTGGTCGACTGCAGCCAAGTTGCTCAGCCATTTCCTTATGAGTAAATCCATCAGAAATTAGGTCCAGCAAAACGTCTGAGTCAACCTCGAATTCTTTCCTTGCCATCTTCTATATCCTATAGTATAGAATACTATAAGCTGGGATAATTGTCAATCGTTTCTTTGTTCAAACTAAAAATAATTATTAACCTGAATAAACTAACACAACAGGCGGAAGTTTACTG